GAGGGTACATAGGGACACAAGCAAGATCATTTTCGGAATCAGTATCAGGAGCAGTTAGTGATGGATTATTTGCTGATCAATCGCCTTCGGATATACAAGCCTCTCTGAAACGTAACCTAAAAACAACGCGGGCAAGAATAGAAACGATTCTAAAAACAGAAGCATCCAGGGCCAGGTACGAGGCTGCGGATACCTATTTCACGCAGCAAGGGATAAATCTGGTTTGGTATTACGCACAAAAAGATGAGAGAACTTGTCCGCATTGTGCTGCTATGGCTGGTAAGGTCTTCAAGCGAACAGCTATAAAAATCCCCCGCCACTATAGATGTCGTTGCTCACTCATGCCTTATAAGAAAAACGAATCCGATAAGACCAATACAGCAACAGATAGGGAAAGACGATTACATCGTCGCGATGTTCTTCGTTACGCTAGAGACAAGGACGTTCAACTTAATGAGGGTCCTGCGGCTTTCGAGCACCTAAGGCCCATTAGCTACGGCAAAGATGCATAAATTACTAGAAGACGGCAGTTCTTACACGTATAGAAGCAAGACAGAAGCTGAAAAAGCGGGTATTGCTTTGGGGCTCGAAGGATCGCATTTACACAAAACTGAAACGGGTGAAACCGTTTATATGCCTGGACGTAACCACAAGGAATTCATGGAATCTCAAGAGAAGAAACCGGACGGACGGAAAGTCAAAACTAAGTATCAGCAAGCCCGCGATGAGATGTATCGCAAGCGCCTGAAGGATATGTCTTACAGGAAATACAGCGAAAAGAAAGCTGACCATCCGTCTTCAGCCCATAAGAAGGACAAGAAGAAGGGTCCATACATGGACGGCGTCCAGTCTGATACGGGCACTATTGGTCGGGCATTCGACGAAGTCTTGTGAGTAAGTTCCGCGACAAAGCACTGCATGCTCAGGCGGTCGCGTCAGCCAAGCGTAAGTTTTCGGTGTGGCCTTCTGCCTATGCCAGCGGATTTGTGGTTCAACAGTACAAACGGCTATACAAGAAAAAGCACGGTTCAATGAGCGGTGCTTTTCGCGGCGATGATCTGGGCAAGTGGTTCAACGAGAGCTGGGTAAGGATCACCTCTACGGGCAAGATCGCTGGTCCTTGTGGTGGCCGCTCAAGCAAGGAAGGAAAACCAAAGTGTCTGCCCAAGGCCAAGGCTCAGTCATTAACTACGGAGCAACGCAAACGACTTGTTGCTCGCAAGCGTTCGGCAGATCCAAACCCAAACCGACGAGGAAAAGCAATTATGACCAGTAGTAAGCCGCAAAATGATGCCACGAAGCTGGCTCAATTGATGAAAGATAAGAGTAAGAAAAATGTTAAGGTCCGAGATCGGCTGGCAAAACTGATGGATGGGTACAAAAAGCGAAACAGCTACTAAGTTTTTGCGATAGACAGGATCAACTGGACTTAGATATTGCCAGCGGCCACTGCAGCTCTAACTGGTGCCCTAGGGGAAACTGCTTTTCAGCAGTACTTTTTGCAGCAGGGTTGTTTTGTTGCAGCGCCAGTGTATGACTTGTGGAAAACTGACTTTGTTATTGAGTGGGAAGGGGCTCTAAACAAAGTCAACGTCAAGACAATGTCTAAGGCACCTAATGCCTATCACGTCCAACTTCAAACAGGGGGAGCAGTACGCCGCCGAACCTATAGAGAAGGAGAGATCGATTACTTCGGGATAGTGAATCTGGAGTACGAGAAGATTTGGATGGTGCCTCTGGCGGATGTGAAGGGCCGTACATTGATTTCTTGGATCCCGCCTGAGAGGCGCAAAAACAAAATTTCCAAGCGTGCAATTAATTGGGATCTGTACCGCATAAAATAAGACGAGGTGCCGATTTAAGTAATCAATACTTAATTTTCGGTAGTATCTAAGTATGGGACAAGTTTCTCGGTACGATTACGGACAAGTCACCAAGTCTGAAAAAACAGACGAAGGTTATTTGAAAGTTTGGTGTAAGGCTGCCCGCGTGGGCACTCAGCTTTATACCCGTGGTGATGGCTCGCAAGTTCGAGAGTATCGCCCAGAAGATGAGGTATCTGATCCAGATTCTCTCGCTTCATTCGGGATGAAAGCAGTCACCCTTAATCATCCAAAGGTGCTGCTGGATTCTAAAACCACGAAACTTCACCAAGTTGGGCATGCGGGTTCGCATGTTCGTTTCTCCGATGGCTTTGTTGAAGTCGCTCTTGTGATTACTGATCAAGACGCGATTGAATCAATTGAGCGTGGAGATACACAAGAAGTCAGTGCGGGTTACCGCGTTGACTATGACCCAACTCCCGGTGTAACCCCTACAGGTGAAAGTTACGACGGCATTCAGCGCAACATCAAAGTCAATCACATTGCACTTTGTAATCGCGCCAGAGCTGGACGTAATGCTCGCCTACTTCTCGATTCCTGTGACCGCAATGATGCGGTGGCAGAGATTGAACCCCCGTCGAATTCCGCATGTTTATCCATGGCACGAATCACTCTGGACGGGCTGGAAGTTGAGATCCCTGCAGATTCTGCAACTGCCGTTCAAGCCTTCGTAAAGGATCAAGAACGGGGTATGGCAGAAATTCAGCAAAAGCTGGACTCGCAGGTACAAGAATTCCAGACCGCCACCAACGAAAAAACCGAACTCCAAGAGCGTGTTGACAACGCTTCTGGACGTATTGAAGAGCTTGAAAAGCAACTGGCTGAGGCCGTTGCTGCTTCCGAACAACGCTCTGACGCTGATGAAATTAATTCAGCCGTCAATAAGCGTATCGAGGCTCTGAACAAGTTCGCCACAATTCTCCCTGAAGATTACAAATTTGATGGAGAAGATGAAGCGCAAATCATGGCGCTTGCTTATCAGAATGTCTTCGAGAAAGAAGCACGCGAGGATGCATCAGCAGACTATCTGCTAGGCGTTCTTGATGGTGTACTCGCCGCTATGGAAGACATCGAAGAAGATCAAGAGGAAATTAAAGTTGACGCTGAATTTGCCCCTGAAGAGGACGGCTCCAACGTCGCTGAAGTTCGTGCTGCATTGAGTGCAGTTCAAGCCTCTGAGAAATTCGATGCCCAGGATGCCTACCGCGAGCGTTTGCTCAACGGTTGGAAATCCGATCTCTCCGCTAACGCTTGATATAGGAAATTATCAATGACTGTCTCTTATAGCGATACAACCGTATCGAATCCAGAAGGCGCACAGGGTTCTTACCCTGCAGCCCTGACCAAAGGCCACGAGGGCATGCTTGCAGATTTGCAAGCTTATGTATCACGTAGCTACCGGAATGAGTCCGGCGCTGTTGTGCCTTTCGGCCACCTGCTGATCCAAAACGGATCTGGCACTGTTGATGCTTCCGGCAAATTGCCTGCCGGTGCTTCCGCTACCGACGTTGTTGGTGTCGCGATTGACTCCAACACCTTCACCATCGATGCAGACGCCAAGACTGCTGATGGCCGGGTTGGATACAAAGCAAAAGCGACCATGAACGTAATCACGTCTGGTGTGCTCTATGTGTTCAGCAAAGATGCAATCGCAATGGGTGATGCCGTTCGTGCATATCACACTGACGGTGCATCTGCCTCGTCGGATGGCTCTTACAAAGGGCGATTCGGTAAGACCGCCGCTGCTGGGAAAACATTCGAGATCACTTCTGGTGCTCGTTGGCTCAGTTCTTGCGCGGCTGGTGGCATTGCTCAACTTGAGCTTAACGTCAACGCCCTCGCTGTTTCCGCTGATACTTGATAGGAGCTATTAACTATGTCTAATAACAACGTAAGGACCGATGATGTCGGTCTGTTTCTCGCAAGGGAGCTGGAAAGTGTACTTTCGAGAATCCTTGATGTTCAGTACCAGGATCTGAAATATGCTCAGATTCTGCCAGTTTCTACCGAAGTAGCGGACACCTCCGAGGCTTACACGTACCGCGTGTTTGATGCTCAAGGCAAGATGAATGTCATCCAAGACAAAGCATCTGACCTGCCCCGCGCTGACATCCTGCGTAAGGAAATCACCCTGCCTGTTCGTTCACTTGGTGGTTCCTTTGCTTATTCCGTCCAAGAGGTCCGGCAGGCTGCAACCGTCCCCGGAATGAACCTGGAGACTCGTCGCGCTGCTGCTCTGCGTCGTGCTGCTGAAGAAGCAGTAAACGAGATCGCATTGTTTGGTGAAGGTCCTTCTGGAATGAAGGGATTCTTCAATAGTGATCAGGTCGATAAGACTGTCCCTAACAAATGGTTTGATGGGGCAAGTACG